TAGTAAGCAGAAAGTATAATCTTAACAAGAACTATATGAAAACAGTTCTTGCAGTTTATATTACTCAACATGAAATGGATTTGATAAATGGAAAGTAAGTTAACATCTTGTAAGGTAAATTTAAATAATGGTGATACATTATTTATAGATGGGAATGAATTTAAATTTGAATATGAGGGATCTAATTGTATTGTAAGGTTTAAATATCATGAATTTAACATTAATTATATAATAAAATTTATTAAACCTATTAAAAAGAAAAAAAAATAGTATGGCTAAGTTTATAGAAGTAACATCACTCGTACCAGAGGAAATGACAAACTATCCTTTAGAGAAAAGGATTGTGAATATTGATAAAATATATCAAGTAAAAAATTATATAGATCCTAATAATATTCAATCCTGTAGAATAGATTTTAATTATGAATATTTAAATTCTAACACTGGTGCAAGAGGCTCAATAATTACTAAAGAAACCTACGATGAGGTTATTGAGATGATTAAAACACAGACACAGAAATGAAGATATTAGGACCACTTACTTATAGAATTACAGGTATAGGTAATCCGCCAGCTGTTTTAGAAAATGGCATAAATTGCAATATTATACTTTTCAATAGTGAAGATGGGGATATAGAAGGTTATGAGGGCTTTTTACTTGATAATTCTATAATTAGTATTTTACATAAAGATAGTAAAATTAGTATTCAAGCTAAAAGGGATATATTGGATTGCAAAGTTGGTAGAGGTTATAATTATAGATCAACAGAAGTTATTACTGAATCATTTACAAGTTAATATGAACCTAACAACACGATCCTTAAAAAGGAAATACATCCAGAAAACACTTACAATAGGTGGTAAAACGCACTACTTCAAAAGTAGCTACGAAATACAGTACGCCTACTGGCTTGAAGCATTACGACTGAAAGGTAAGATAAAAGATTGGTTCTACGAGGTAGATACCTTCTGGTTTGATGGGATTAAACGAGGATGCGTGTCTTACAAGCCTGATTTTAAGATAATCGATATAAATGGCGATATAAACTACGTGGAGGTAAAAGGCTACATGGATGATAAATCAGCTACTAAAATCAAACGGATGGGTAAATACCATCCTGATATTAAACTTACAGTTTTAGGTGCTGATTGGTTTAAGAGAAATAGACTTGAACTAGATATGATAACTAAAATGTTTTTGAATGGAAAATAAACTTAAAACAGGGGATCTTGTAAAAATAATAGTCCATCCTAAATATCATGGACAAGAAGCAGTGATATTAAGTGTTTCTGAGGGTGGATTGTACGAAGTTATATTTGTTTCAGATAACCTTAGATCATTATACCCTTTGAGAGAATATGAATTAGAATACATTTCCAGTGGGTATGAATATGTTATTACTGTGAGGGATAGAGAAATTGAAAGATTAAAAACATTAAATAATTTACAAAATGACAGTAAAAGAATTGATTGAACATTTGTCTAGCGTTCCTGATTATGCGGAAGTGTGTTATCTTATACAGATATCTCAAAAAGAAGCTATGAACATGAACTTAGATATTAATCTTTTACCTATTGATAAAGAAAATATTTATTTAATTGATAAAAGATGATCAACCCACAAGAACTTAGGATAGGGAATTATATCTCTAATAAAAAAGATATTTTGTTTAATGTTTTACCTGAAGATATTGAAACAATTAGTAAGTTTCCTGATAATTATAATCCCATTCCCCTGACCGAAGAATTTATGTTTAAATCTCCTTTTTTAATAGGAACTGGTAAATTATATTATGAATTAGGCGATATTAGATTAGATTCAGTTTTTGATCCAAATGCTCCTACTGATTTAGTATTAATATATGGCAGAAAAACAATAATTAGATACATTCACACCTTACAAAACCTTGTTTTTGCTTTGGAAGGCGTGGAATTAGTAACTTTGTAAGGATATGGTAGATATAGCTAATTTGAGAATGATGGATTATATGGTCCATTTTAAATTTAATGGTGTTACTACATTATATTTCGAAGCCTACCCTATCATAGAATGTTTGAATATAGAAACACTTCTTAAGGGGGAAGGATGGGTTCCAAATTATATGGATAAAGATGATTCCTCAGGTATTGAATCTTTTGATGAAGATAAATGTTTAAAGCATTTTGAAGGTAGTTATGGCTGGCGAGGAGTTTGGGAAGGAAGATTATATTTTACTGAAGAAGAATATTGGGGGTATCAAATTTTAATAATGTCTGAACTATATAATAATTGTATTGTTCCTTTTTGTAAGGAATATATTATAAAATTAGATCCTGAAATACCTTATCATGGATTTTAAAATAAAAATTAACAAATGGTAGATATAACAAAATTAAGAATAGGAAATTATATATATAAATATGCTTACGGGGTTAGCGATGTGCCTGTTGGTAAAGCTTTATTTAGAATAACACTGGAAATGTTTAATGATATAGCAAACAGACCTTTTGATTATGAATATGCTAAAATTGATGAAGATTTCCTGCTTAAAAGAGGTTTTGAAAGATATAAGATAACAACTCGAAATCCAGAAAGATGCTCAGTTTCAGAAAAGGAAGGATATAAAAAAGGGGTTATTATATTTGATTATAAATTTAATCTTTTTGAAGAATATGATGGAGCAATTACTGAATTAGCTTATCTGGATTATATACATGAATTTCAAAATTATCACCTATTATGTTTTGGTGAAGAATTAAATTAAAATAAAACTTAACAAACCTATTTAAAACAATGGAAAATGGTAGACCTAAAGAAACAATAAAATCGTTACCTAAAGGTTGGAAAGATAAAATACTATCACTTTATAAAGAAGGTGCTTCTGATGTGGAAGTCAAAGCTTTGATATACGAATGGAGAGGAAGCTTTTCTAATGACCTTTGGGATAGATGGATAGAAGAGGAAGATGAGTTTTCGGAAACCATAAAAAAGGGCAAGATAATTTCCCAAGTTTGGTGGGAAAAAGAAGCTCGTACTAATCTACAAAACCCTAAATACAATCATGTTCTTTGGTTTATGAATATAAAAAATAGATTCAAAGAGGATTGGAGAGATAAACAAGATTTAGATGTTACCAGTAAAGGACAATCTATAGTTCCTATTATTAATGTAATGCCTCCTACTAATCATGAATAAATGGATATTTACCTTTCTCAAAAGCAATCCGATGCATGGCACTATCTAGAAGATAATATTACCACAGAGCTTGTTTATGGTGGGGCAGCTGGTGGAGGTAAAAGCTTTTTTGGGAGTGTATGGCATGTTAGCAGAAGGATGCGTTATGCAGGATCGAGGGGGATGATTGGTAGAAAAAGCCTTACATCGCTAAAGCAATCTACTCTTGTTACTTTATTCAAAGTAGCTAATTTACTAGGAGCTAAATATAAATACTACGAAAATAAATCTTTAATAGAGTGGGAGAATGGGAGTGTAACTGTTCTTAAAGATTTAGATTATGAGCCTTCAGATCCACAATTTGAGCGTATCGGTTCTACTGAGTTCACTGATATATTCATTGACGAAGCAGGAGAGATTACTGAGAAAGCTTTTGAAATAGCTAATACTCGTATTCGTTGGATGCTTCATGATTACAATCTAAAGCCAAAGATCCTTCTTACCTGTAATCCGAATTACAATTGGATCAGAGATAAATACATTAAAGATAAAGTAGGCAATCCTATTCAATTAAAAGTATATCAAAAATACATTCAGGCTCTTGCGCAAGATAATCCTGATGATGGATTTAAAAAGATATACATTGAGCAATTAAGTAAGTTAAATAGCGACTACGATAAGCAGCGACTACTTTACGGCGATTGGGATGCGATGCCTAAAACAGGTGGTGAGTTCTACAAGAAGTTCGATCATCAAAGACATGTTAAACATGTGGAATATAACCCAGAATTACCTTTACATATTTCTTTTGACTGGAACTTGCGCCCTTACTGTACGATGACCATATGGCAAATCATTGGGAAAAAAGCGAACCAAATTGATGAGATATGTACTCCATCACCTGAGAATAGCAGTATTGGGATATGCAGGGCTTTTAAGCGTAAATACTACAAACACAAAGCAGGATTATTCTATTACGGCGATCCTAACGGGAGGCAGGGATCTACTCAGACAGAGAGAGGATATAGCAACTACGACATTGTAAACCAACAATTGGCTGATTATAATCCAATTAACAGAGTAGCTTTAAAAGCTCCTCCTGTAGTTCCACGTGGAAATTTTATCAACTCGATATTTGAAAACAACTTCGAAGCTATTGAAATAACAATCAATGAAACTTGTTATAATACTATTTCTGATTACTCATCAGTTAAAGAAGATCATGAGGGTAACAAGGATAAAAGAAAGATTAAAGACCCTGATAATCCAGTGCCATATGAGAAGTACGGCCACTGTTCAGATGCGAATGATTATTTGCTTTGTACTATCTTCGCTGATGAGTTTAATAAATCAATGACAGGAGATAGAAAATTAGAGTACGTTGTTGTTGATCGTGAGAAGAAAAATTGGTAGATTTGCATTA